CATTGATATAAATCTCTATTGGATTTCCTTTCGTATCCATATGGTCTGCGAAGTGTACAAAACCAAACGTACTTAAAAATTTCTTGTGTTTGTTACCTAGGTGCTGCTCATGTACGGCATAGATTGGAGACCTATGGAGTTTCTTGAGTAGACTAAAGTTGTGCTTAAGATCTTCCTTGATCGTCTTGTTCCACTTGAATACGTCACAGTGGATAAATGTCATCCCTTCCCAAACTTCAAAGTAGACGACGTAGTGATCACGAATGATTACTGGTGTCTTTCCTTCTACCATTTAACCTTGTCAGCCCAGTATGCAGCTGACATTTTACCTTTCTCAATGTTCTTACGGTGACGTGCCTTAAAAGACTTACGCTTCTTCTTCATCGCCTCAGATTCACCCTTCTTAGGTTTCCCTGCAGTCTTTGCACCTTGCTCACCAAATCGAATAATCTTTTCTTTGCCACCTGCACACGCTTTGACTACATGAGACTTCTTAGGGTGCGAAGGTGTGCGCTTGGGCTTATTACAAGCCATGTTCTTCTTTTGTACTTTCTTAGCCATTATGCTACCTGTCCTAAACGTGTTCCAGTAGCTACCCAAGTAACATTAGAGTCACCAACTAAGTAATAACCTGCTGAACCTCCATCGCCACCATCTTGTGCTACCCAGTCGTAATAGTTTACATAAGAAATATTACCACTAGAACCTGCAGTACCTAAATCACCACCATCTCCGGCAGCACCTGAGTATGAACCAGACTGCTGACCACCTATAGCAATAGTTAGAGGACCACCGTCACCTGCTGAAATGTAACCACCATCGCCACCGTTCTGACCAGTACCATTAATGCCTGAAGTACCTGCACCGCCAGAACCAAAAGAATAACCTGCACCGGCACCACCACCAGAAGCACCACAACCTGTTAAAGTACCGCCGTGTGACTTACAGCAGCCACCACCACCACCGCCGCCACCGCCTCCGGCGATAGTACCAAAGTTAGTAATGTTAGTAGCTATTGTAGTGTAGATACCACGTCCACCATCGTTACCGGAAGGAGCTTGACTAGCGCAGCAAACACCACCAGTACCCCCATCACCACCTGCGCCTAAAATATAGCCGTTGTTCTCAATGTTTACAACATCGCCAGAGGAAAAACCATCTGCAGTAATTGCATATGATTCACCATCTGAAGGACTACCTACGTATACGCCTGATTCAATTGTTAGGTAGACGTCAGTAATCCCTTCAGAGTAACCGTTAGAGTCTGCAATAGCTTTAAGATCAATACCTGCATCAGTGTTTGAGCTTACAGTGTAATCAACACGAATACGCTTAGTAGCACCGTAGAAATCACCTAGTGAGATTGCACCAGATGTTGGAACATCGGCATTCTCAGTAGCTTCAGGAACTTCAGCACCTCCACGATAAAACTCAGACATTGAGTATGGTGCTGAGTTGTCAAACTCGTCAGCAACATTCTTTAAAGTAATTGTACCAGAACCTTGAAGTGCCATTAGATAGTACCAAATGCAGTTACGTCACCAACAACGGTAAGATTACCACTAGCATCTAACTTCATCTTGTTAGTACCACCAGAAGCAAAATACAACACACCTGAAGATTCAGTAATTGTCCAGTTACCTAAGTCTACTGTAGTGATGTTTGCAGTAGTAATGTTAGCAGTAGCAATAGTCGCTGTACCTGTAATGGTAGGACTTGCTGAGTCTGCCTTAGTACCTATAGCAGTCTCAATAGACTCAAACTCATCATCAATCTCAGTACCTTTGATTACCTTAAGTGGGTTACCAGAAGCAAGACTATCCTTAGAAGCAAAGTTAGTCAGTTTAGAATAGTTACTCATTAGTTAAGTCTCCCCTGCTTAACGTACAGGTCGATCTGTTGAATGTTTAAGAAGCCACCGTTGATCTCAGATTCAAATCCTACTTGGATTACAAAGCCAGAACCACCTGCAGGAATACGAATGTTGTCAATCAAAGCAGCACCTGAGTATTCACCAATGTTATACTCAGCAATGTTATATTCAGATACTTCAGCATCCTTAACTGTCAAGTTATATGACGTATAAATGTCTTCATAATCAGTACCGATCTTAGCTACGAACTTCTGACCTGTAGAGCCGATAACCGTAGCTGCAATGTTCTTAACTATCTTGACCATGTTTTGCATACCAAAGTCAAAATAGTTAGTGTAGTACTGCAT